AGTATCAGCATAACCCTCATCAAGAAGGTGTGAGAGAATGATGTCGTAGAGATCATACTCCATATTTAGTTTCGTTCTCTCATTATGAGTTAGAGCAACACGAGCTCTCTGATTATCTCTTGCTGCTTGCTTTGCTTTTACAGCAGGATCACTTGATTGATGAGCATATCCACGAAGACCAGGAGATGAAGAAGTAGTTTTACGGAAATCACCTCTTTGTGCTCTGGCATAATTTTGTCTTTGCTGGTCTGTTTTAGGATCATAAGTTGATTGCTTTTCTAGTGCAGATGCTCTATCTGCAGACTCGCCGCCGCCAGTTTTCTTAGCAATTGTATTACGAATTTCAGTCTCATCCTTGCCTCTCTTTGCCATGGCAGTTGCTTCATCAAGTTCATAAACCTGACTATAAGCTTCTTGAAGGGCACGAAGTTCTTGTGAGTTCATCTTACAAATACTTTTCAATTATTTATGAAAAAAAAAACACTCTTTTCAGAGTGCTTATTCTTGAATGCCTTAAGTCGTGCCTTTGCTTGTCGGAGTGCCTGCGGTTTCAATGTCCGTTTCTGCTCCTTCTTAGAATGATGGTAACGGTTTGGAACTTGCATCGGTCTTGTGCTTATGAATCTATTTTATACGAAAATCCTGCCTTCTTGTCAAACCTTGTGACACTTTCGAATCTGTCCTCAAGGCCAGTTTTGTGTGAGATCACAAAGATATTAGCATCCTTAATGACATAACAAATAATTTTAAGAAATTCTTCAGTTCCAAATCCATCAAGAGATGAATCAAATACTTCATCCATAATTAATAAATTTGTATTAACTGAGTTTTTAAATCTAGCAACTTCGCGCCAAGTAAAAAGAAGAGCCAAATCAATTCTCATCTTTTCTCCTTCACTAAAAGAAGCATAGGAAAAGTCTTCATGAATTGGAGACTGAATTGTTTCGTTGAATTCTTCGTCAAGAGTAAAGTTAATATAGAAGTCCATCATTTGAAGGAATCTATTTACTTGCTGATTAATCAGAGGAAGATACTTCTTGATAATTTGAGACTTGACTCCACCATCTTTTAACAACCCATAAGAAAAATCGTAGTGTCTAATTGTATCTTTTTTAGAAGAAAGATCGTCGTATGTAATTTTTAAGTTATCTTTAAAGGATTCTAGTTTCTCATGTTCAGTATTTCTATTTTCAAGTTGATTGGTAATAGTTTGAATTTCAGATTCAAGATTTCTGATTTGTCTCTGACATCCAGAAATCTTAATATTATTTTGTGAAATGCCATTTGTTAGTTTTGAAATCTCCTTAGAAAGAGTAATGAATTGACGCTCTCGATCTTCTTCCTCTTTAATTGCCTTCTCCAGCTCTTTATAACCAGATTGCAATTCTTTTGCTTTATCTTGAGCGTCTATAACTCTATTTAATCGAAACTCGTCTTCAATAGTCTGTGTGCAAGTGGGACAAACCGTATTTTCAGTAAAGAATTGATGCTCTTTAGTAATGGTAGATACTTTCTGGGAGATTTTACCTTTCAGGTTTCCCAACTTTTTCAGTTTATCAGCATATCCAACTAACTTATCTTGATCTCTAATATATTCACGAAGAGGTTCTTCAAGAGAAGAATTTTCATCTATCAAAAATCCACTCTCTTCAACCAAAGACATAATCGATATTTCTTTGTCTTTAATATTTTCCTTTCCACGATTTTCTAGTTGTTCAATAAAGTTCTTCTGCATTTGAACTTTATCTAACAAGTTTTCTTTTTTCAACTCTAGAGTTTTAATTTCTTCTTTCAGTTGACGAATTTTTTCTTTGATCACAATATTCATTGAAGAAAAGATCCTAATGTCCAAAAGATCTTCAATTACTTCTCTTCGATTTGTAGATGACAATTGCATAAAGGGTACAAAAGTGCTGCTGCCAAGAATCACAATCTGAGTGAAAGACTTGTAATTCATTTTCAGAACATTTTGCTCAAACCATTTCTGTTGATCTATTGATGCAGATGCTTGATTTAACAAAGAATCGTTTTTCCAGATCTCAAAAATATTGGGTTTGATTCCTCGAATAACTTTCCATTTTGTAGATCCAATTGAAAACTCAACTTCGACACAACAATCCTTTTCGTTGATTATATTTACCAATTGTGGTTTGTTGATCTTGCGAAAAGGCTTACCAAACAACGAGAATGTAAGTGCGTCCAAGACTGTGCTTTTGCCAGATCCATTCGTCCCAACAATCAATGTTGTACTGTGTTGATTTAGTTTAACTTCTGTAAATTGATTACCTGTAGAAAGAAAATTCTTCCAACGAATCGTTTCAAATAAAATCATGGTATGGGGGTGGAATCACAATATCGTTTGGAGTGATCAAAGTGTATCTACAATTTCTAATTTCACAAGTCCTAATAATCAGACCATCTTCTACTTCTATTACATGCATTTCTGGAAATTCTTGTTCTTCAAGCATCATAGCAAATCTACATGCATCATCTTCATCCTCAAAAAGATAAAGAATTGAATCCCCATCTTCATCTACAACTGAATATGCACCTTCATCTTCCTTTCCTTCTTTGGTTATGAGGAACATTAAACCAGCTCACATGCTTCTTGGTAGATTTCTTGAAGAAGTTTTTGAAGAGTTGATTTATTTAAATCAACTTCAGACTCTTCAACATATCTATTTAAAATAGAAAGAGTATCTTCAGATTCAAATGTTGAATCATCTTTATCATACCATACAGCAAAATCAAAGTTTTCTACGATCTTAAGATCTGCAATGTTTGAAGAGTAAAGTTTATCAATAAACTGTTCAAAATTTTTGGTATCAGTTTTTTTACGAACGATTACCTTAACAATCTTTTCCTCATATTGTCTAGTATCAAAAGTTTGATATGAAGTATCCTCATAATAAATGTTATGAAACATTTTAAATGGATTGTTGATTGGAGCGTGTTCTAAAGTTTCCGTATCAAAGATATGAAATCCACGAGTATCATTCACATCATTCCAATACATCTCATATGGATTTCCGAGATAAAAAATTCTTCCATCAGTTGATCGGGTATGATAATGCCCAGAATAAACTAGTTTAAACTTTTCAAACAATTTACTATCTAAACCGTGTTCCATAATCAATTGATTATTGACACGAAATCCTTGAAACTCAAGATGCCCCATTACAACATTTGCTTTGGTTTTTTGAATACACTTAAGTGTGTTCTCTTCGTTTTCTTGATTAATCCAAGGAATAAAAAACACTTTCAGTTTATCCAACAAAACTTCAGTTGCTTCTGAATAAACTTTTACATTATCATACTCCCGCAAAAGAAGATCTACAGAATTGACATTGTTTGTATTTTTATAATAAGTTGTATGATTACCTACAATTGTATGGACTGTACACCCAAGTTCTTTAAGACGATCATAGTAATTATTTTTAGCCCATGCAAGGGCAGAAAAATCAATACCTTTACGACTATCAAATGTATCTCCCATATCTACAATAGTAGTTATTCCCTCCCTTTCCAAGGTCGGGAAAAATACTTCATTATAGAATTGTAAAAAATAATCATGGAAAATCTTAGAGTTTTTCCTTGCTCCAAAATGCTGGTCTGTAATAATTGCTACTTTCATTCAGTGCCTGAGTTTGGAATAAACCGCGTCCTTGATACTATTATAGTTGGAATAATTAGATCCGTCAACACTACCATCTTCAAATACTTCATCAAATCCACTGCTTTCCAAAATTTTATTTTTAATTTCCAATTGCTTCTTTTCCTTTTGAATTCTTCTCAAAAATGCATAGTAAATAATCTGAGTAAAATATGCAAAAGGATTTTGAGATTTTTCTGGATTAAAATTATGAATGTATTGAACACAATTCTCAATACCATCACAAATCATGTCATCTTTAAACATGTAATTAACAAAATTTGGTTTATATGATAAATGAGTAGCAATCTTTAGAAAGCATTCACCTAGGTAGTTGGGAATTCTTGGTTTGGGTTTATCTTGAAGAAGAGCAATTTCTTTATCTTCACGATATTTAATCAATGCCGCAAGAAATTCTTTATTGTTTATATAATGAGCTGACCTTTTTCTTTTGGTCATAATTTCTGTAGTTATCATTTGTTTAACTCTTAGTATGTATAAATTATACCATTTTTAGAGACACTTGACAAGTACATAAAATATGTGTAGAATACCTTTGTTAGGGTTGAGATGGGGTATTAGCTATCTTTAAAGAGCTTCTCCAAGATTTCTTTAGCATCATTAACACTGGAGATATATCCCATCTCTTTGTTGAGTTTGGTTTGTTTGTTCTTCAATTTGTCTGCTTGTTTCACGTAAGATTGGTAGTGATAAATCATTTCAATATCAGAAGATTCACTCATTGTAAGGATATCATCCATGTTCAGAATGAACATGTCTTCAGTGGTTGTTTTTAACCATGGTTCTATTTGATATCCCAAGATTCCCATTCTTCCTTTGACTTCAGAAACTACAATGGGACTCGATACTAGGAGTAAAGTTCTATTTTCTTCTTCGGTAGCTGCGACCTTAGCAAAGATTTCTTCTCCAGATTTTAATTTAAGTGTTGCATAAAAATCTTCTTCAATTCCCATTTGACATTTCCTCTGTATAGTAAATCATGTTTTTAATTGAATTGTGATTATATCGTAATTGAAATTCTCTTCATTATAAATTTTAATTCTTTCGATGAAATGATTTAAAGTATAGTTCTTTCTCAATTTATATGTACAATCGTCAGATATGTCATAGAGTACTGCTTCAGATTTATTTTTTCCTTTTCTAAGTACTCTTCCAATTGATTGTAAATTTCTAATTCTCGATTTACTGGGTGAAGCAAAAATAACATTATGAAGTCTTTTAATATTAATACCGGTAGAAAAAGTTCCATAAGAAGCAACAATGATTGCGTTGTCTTCCCTTTCAGTAATTTCTCGAACTAACTCTCTTTCTTCTGCATCAACACCACCGTGAACAAAAAATACCTTACGGTCATCCTGCTTATCATTATTTATCTTTTCGTGGAGTATGGCTCCATGAGCTTCAACTCTTGCAAAAAGAATAAGTGTATTTCCTTTTAAATCTAAAGAAAGATTTTTAATAAAATTATTTCTTTGCTCATGTGATATAAGATACTGAATTTCATCTTCGTAAGTTTCAAATTTTTGTGGTATATGTTTGAGAACCAAACAGCGAATATTAAGTTGAGAAAGATACCCTTGTCTCATTAGTTCTTCTGTTTTAGTAACTTTATAAGATGGACCAAATAATCCTTCCAAAACCCATTTGTGAGTTTGGGATCCGTCTAAAGTTCCGGTAAATCCAAAGCGATACTTTGCGTGATGTAATTTTGTCATTATAGATACTAATGACTTACTTTTAAAAAGATGGGCTTCATCTCCTATCACAACATTATAATCTTCGAAGAAAGATCTTTCCAATTTATAGATTGACTGCCAAGTTGTAATTGTGATAGGATGCTCATTAGTCTTTTCTTTTCCTGCATAAATTTGATGACAACATGACTCAACATCCATCCCATAATCGTGGAAATCCCCGTATAGTTGACTTACAAGACTGGTCGTTGGAACGACTACAAGAATTTTTTCATTCCTATCCATATAATACTGCGCGAGAGCGTAAATCATTAATGATTTACCTGACGCAGTGGGACTTATCAACAATTTTCGATTATGTCGTAGGGCATCATATACTCCCTCAATTTGATAATCCCGAGGAGTGTGTGAGCAAATAGAATTCATATAGTCCTTTACACCCTCATAAGAAATATTTTCATTGATTTCAAATGGGAGTCCGTAGAATTTATTGTCTTCAAATGTATAAGTATATCCGTATTGACTGCAAAAATCTACAATCTTGTCTAGAAGCCCTACGTAAATTTGTTTGGATCTAATATCAAATAAATGAATTTCTCCGTTCCAATTTCTACCACGATATTGCGGCATGAACTTTGCATTTGGAACTTCAAACTTAAAATGATCTCTTAGTTCATACTCAATGTGAGGATCAGTATTAACTTTTAAAAATACTTCGTTAGACTTGGATATAACAAGATCTGTAGTTTTCACATGAGTTCATCTATCTATTAATATTTATTAACCCAATCCAGATTGAAATTTTATAAATTCTATAGAATTTTTAATCTGATATGTTCTATTTTGAATGACTTTAAGAATACTTTCCAAATAATTTAGCATCGTATCATAATAATCATTTTTTAAACAAACTGTGGAAAGTTTTTCGTCAGCATCAAGATATTTCTGCAATGTATCTTTGTCACGAATCTTTTTTGGGAAAGGATCTTCAATATAAACTTCTGGATCGGATTTGCCAGTATAGTATTCAAATCTTTCGTGACGGATATTTCTTTTCTGTTGTTCTGCTTTTTTTCTTAAAAGTACGACATTGTTATAAATTTCAAAGTACTTTGCATGGAGAACTGGAATATTTAAAGACTCTGTGTGTAGATTATCAATATCAATCTGGGAATCTTTTTCCCACATCTTTTGAATCATATCAAGATCAAAACTCATAATTTATTTCCATTTAAATCAGTTATTTCATAGATAGTATACTTGAAAGTTGCCTCTGCAGTCAAATATTCAATGTCAGAATCTGTAGCATCAAATTGAAGATTTGATAGAGAGTATGGCCACAGATCTTTAAATTTTAACTTAAAGTTTGGATTATTGCTACTTGTTAAAATTTGTAGAGTACCATCAGAATAGATGTCCATTAATTTTGAATCTGTAGTATCAACATATTTCTGTTGTCTTTGAAGATCATAAATTTCATCTAAACTATCGGGAAATCCAAGACCACGAATCCAATTTTGAATTTCCATATAGTTTTCAAGATTTTCATCAACCAAAAATCTAACTGTCAAATCCTCAAAGGAAATTTTATCTCCAGGAGTATCAATATTCTTTAGGTATGTTGGTTGCTCTACAACTCCTAAAGTCAAACCTGGAATGTTTGCCGAGTTAGAAAAAAATGCAACCTTTGGACATCTATTCAATATAAACTTAAATCCTACTGGAGATAAAAAGTTTCTATTTTGTATCTGAGAAGAAAATGCGTTTCCTGTAGCCATTTTTATTTCTATTTAGATAAAA